CGTCCGGTTGCGTGTTGGCATCAAAGTAACTCAAATCAGCCTTAATGAAAGAGGCATTTTTACATGGGTACTGATACTGGCAGTAAAGGCTTACCGTCTGGCCTGAATTGACCTTGACGGGGTTGGCCAGATTGTAAATTATTTGGTCTGGCTGAAGTTCCGCTTCTGGCGTGAAGTCGCACGTTATCTCATTGAAAACGTTTAACAGATTGAAGGTGGACTCGATGTGAGTATTAGTGTTGTCGATGGTTAAAGTCGAGTCCGTGATAGCCGGCCTGTAATTGGCGTCCTGCCATACAAAATTCCCTTGTCCGTCAACAAAACACCGTGCACCATATTCCAACATCTCTAATTGATTTAACGCTTCCATGGCTGACGTTGCGCTGACCGATGCCCACGGGAAGTTATAGGCTCCTGTGTCAATCAGTCGGTTGTCCTCAGGCCAGCCAGCGTCGTCAAGGATGTCATTAACTATTTTCCCTGAGGAGATGTTGTCCTGAAGGGCTACATTGGCCATTCCTCGGCTTAGAGCGTCCATGCCGTCAACCAAGTAGACGTAGCAGTCTTGAGCATCAAGTCTGGGATTCGGCCTAAGCTCGTTGATAAATCCGGTGAATAGATAGACGGTCCCCGATAAACCTTCATACAAGACCTGTACCTTTTTCCTGGGCAAGATTTTGCCGTAGATCGGAGATGCCTGGTTGTCGGGTGAGTATTTGCCTGTCTCATTCCTTACTACAAATTCACACGTCCCTGCTTGAGTGCGGCCTAACTCAGCGTCCCTTCCCCGGGTGAAATTCAGATTTTTGACATCGGCGGATATGTCATCAAACTCTCCCGTATAGTTCCCGTCATCATCCCAGTCAACATATACCGATATGGTCATACTAAGCGCCCGTAAGTCCTGGTGTTGTTTTCGTTCCTCATGACCTCCTGGATCATGCGAGCGAAGTTTCGCGCGTCCTCTCTCGAACCCATGAAGGCCCCGGCTGAGATATTTACAGTGTAATTTCCTCCCTGGGGCGATATATTATTCAACCGGTCCAGTGGGATTACTGCTTCCGGGCCGGCCTCGCCGATTATGCCCAGGGTAGGCTGGTTGAAAATGCCACCTGCAGCGTGAAAACCTGCCGTCGCCCTAACAGAGACAGAAGAGCCACCGCTGAAAAGGCTGTTCCAGGAGTTCCTGATGTCATTGCAGAACTGCTGTATCTGCGCCCAGGCGTCCCTGAAAGGTTTAGTCAGCCAATCACTTACCGCTACGAAAGCGTTTTTGATACCATTAACTATGCCGCTGAAAAAGGCCACGACATTATTCCAGGCGTTCACGATCCCGTCTCGGGCCTGCATGAACGCCAGGCGTGCCTCGTTGATGGCTATATTCAGATTATTGCGGATAATGTCACCGACTATGCCGAACAGTTGCCCTAACCTGTCCCACTCGGTCACCAGGGCATAGATGAAAAATCCGACGCCAGCCAGGGCGGCGGCGAAAGCCCCTATGGTCACCAGGGCCGTGCCGCCGAATACACCGGCTATCAAAGGGCCGAGTCCAGGCAGAAACGTGCCCAGCCAAGTAAAAGCCTTGATCAGAGGCATCAGCGCCCAGCCTAGGCCCGCAATAATGCCGCGTGCTCCGGCCAGGGCCGCAATGCCAATCGCGATCTGGCCGATGGCATTGACCACCTCCGGATTCTCTTTGGCCCACTTATTCAGGCCTACCAGCGCCTCGGTAAGGCTGGTAATGAACTCTGCCCCCTGCTTGCCGGTGGCAGCTCCTGTTAATGTGTTGAGCAGCTGTCCCCAGGCTGCCTCTAAGTCCTCAATGGCACGCTGGGCTGCCTTGGCCTTTTCGAGATCGGCATCGCTCATGCCGCCTCCGAGCTTATCGAAGGCATCGGACAATTTGGTGACACCCTCGATGAACATGGGCAGCATGGTAGTGCCATTCTTACCGAAGATAGTGACCGCGATATCTGTGCGGGTGGCTTCATCCTTCACTTTGCCCAACGCGTCAGCGATGGCCTTGAACTGCTCGCCGACGCTCATTTTGCTCAGGTCTTCCCAGGACAACCCCAGCTGCCTGAAGGCATCCTGGGCTGCCTTGCCGCCAGTCCTGGCGTCGACCAGCGTCCTCTGCATCTTCTTTATGGAGATATCAAGTCCGGACATGTCGCTGCCGGTGAGCTTGGCCGCGTAGCCCAGCTGCTGGACTTCTTTGGTGGTTAGTCCTGTTTTGTCGGCCAGGTTGGCTATGTCCTCGCCCTGCTGGGCCCAGGATTTGAAGGCAGTCGCGATGGGCACCATGATTGCAGCAGCCAGCGCGGTAGACTGAAGGGCTGTTGCCTTAAGGTCGGCCTGGATATTGCCGAACGATCTTTTGAACTGTCGCTCAGCATCACCGAGCTTCTTGTTAAAGTCCGTAATATTCGCCCGTATCACGAAAACGAGACTTTTCTCTGCGTCACTCATCTTTTGCCTCGAAATACTTCTGGTAGAGTTTGATAATCTGCATCATCTGTTCCGGTGTCTGCTGTTTACTCTCTGTTTTGCCGGGCATAAAATCCTCTGGTTTGAAGGCGTTTGATCTCTTGGGGTCACGATGGATATTGGCCAATACAGCGCAGATCAGCCCGGCATGGTAGTCCTGGCGCTCGATTAGCAAGGCACGGCGCTTGAGCAGGGCACTCAGCTCTTTGAGAGTGAGCGCCCAGAAATCATGTTCTGACAGGTTTAGGTCGTACCTCCCGACGGACCATAAGGTCAGCCAGTCGAGAGGCTCGCTGCGTTTGGGCCTGTATTCCCCTGAGGCACGGCCGCATTGATCACTTTGGGTATCAATTCAATGAACTCAACCATCTTGTTGATATCAACCATGTATTTAACGTCCTCCAGCTTTAACGTTCTGTCCTCCCAGAGCAGGCAGGCCCAGAGGAAAGGGACGATCTCCTTCTGCGTGAAGCTGGCCGGATCGGCATCGCCGGACAGCACGTCTATCCCGGTGACCTCCTGGAACCTCTCCATGCCACCCATGGTCCATTTCAGGTGTCGTTCCTTATCCAAGATTATAGGTATCGTGTCCATTTAGCTGGCCGCCCTGGCTACTCTTACCATGTAGGTTTTGGCGACCTTGCCGGTCTCGGTTACCACGATGGTTACAGTTGTAACACTTCCAGCCGCACCCAGCGCGATGGCGCCGGAGGCCTGGCCGGTGGCCACCACAGTGCCGTTGACCGTAATCACACCGGCCGTGGCGGTCGGGGTGACCGTGACCGAGCTGACACCGGTGAGAACTGTGGCTATGTAGTCATAGGTGGTCTGCGACGGAGCGGGGACGATCACCGCGCTCTCGCTGATGGCGAAGAAAGGCGTGGTCAGCCCCGTCGAGGCGCCGATGGCCAGCGTGGGCTTGCCCGATATCTTCAGCGAGGCGGAGAAGTCGATCTTGCCGCCCACCGCGTAATCGCCGACCTTATACTTGGTCACCAGTGCGCTAAAGGACCAGGTGGCGGTGATGGCCGTGGGCAGCGTCAACACGAACGACTGCACTGTCATGGCTAACTGATCAGCCATTAAGGCGACCTGCCCGTCGGTGTCCCCCGCAATAAAGTTGCCCTCGATGGGCACCTCACTGGCCTCGAACCAGGTGCCGATGAACTCCTTGAAGCTGTCGGGCGAGGTCAGCGTGGTGACGTCCAGCGTCTCTAAATTGATCTCGATGCCGCCGATCTTGGTGATCTCGGCGATGGTGTGCCCGTCCCTGGCCAAGGTGGCGCCCTTGGCGGCAATGGCATTGCTCATGATTATTCCTCCTACTCGTTGTAGTCGATTAGATATTCCACGGGAACGTGGTAGAGCCCGGTCTCGGGCTCGTATAAATCCTGCTCGCCGTCATACTGAATGCTGACCCTCACTCCGCCCGCTCCGCCGATGATCTCGTTGTTCTTGTCCTGCAGGGCCACTTGTATTTGCTCGGCGATCTGCTTGGCCGCGTAATAGGTATCCGAAAAGATGGAGAACTGGAAGCGCGAGTACACTAAATGGGAGGAGGCGGTTAATGTCCGCCCCCTCGTCGCCGAGACCTTGAAGAACACAATGTAAGGAGTCTGAACGTCCTGCGGGGCAATCACATAGTAAAGCCTCTCCCCGATAAGTGCGGTAAGGGCCGTCTGCGCCAGCAGGTGTTTCAAGAGGGCGTGTTCAACGTACATTACTTTCGTGCAGCTTCCATGATCATATCCAGAAGCTTATCCTTGATCTGGGTGTAGATGCGGGCCACGTTGGTATCGACGGCCGGGCGGAAGAAAGGTATTGCAGGGCCTATACCGGTCGGTCTACCCGTTGTCTTTTGAATGCGCGGCCTGGTAC